GCCACTGATTATGTACGTACCCTCATTAAAGGGGAGGTTGTAAACTCCGGGCAACGGGAAAAAGTTACCGCCTACACAGTTGAAGTAGTCAGTCTCCTTCTGGTTGGCTGGCCTCCAGTCCGAAAGGTAGTAGTGAACATCGGTCATGTAGTACATAACTCTAGCTCTCGACATCCTGTAGTCGTGGTCCTGTATGTAGCCTACTACGTATTCGTGGTCGATGTGTCCGGGGCGCCATGTCTTTTGAAGGCAATCATCGAGGTGGTTGATGTGATACCTTCTGTCATATTCAGTGTCATTGGGGCGAATGGCTTTATGGACAACTTTGTTGCGGGTGCGCAGCAATGCAATTGCTTCGTGGTTGGCATTTTCGTGAGTGTCGTGGAGTTCGAGGAATTCGATGTTGCGCTCATAGTTAGTCAACCTCTCAAAGTAAGCAGTATTCCTGATTTCCTCGGCATCCAGCTCAAACTGTTCTCTCATCGCGCTGACCTGATCCATCTCTTCGCGAGTCATGTGGTCGTGAAATGGATAAAATGCGGAGACGTCAAACAGGTAGACTCCATCTAGGATTGTGGTGGTCTTCTGATATTTATCTCCTGGCGCAATGATATAGATCAAATCGTGGTGGTCGGGAAGAGCCTGGTTGCATAGCTTGATAATCTCGTTGAGTTGGGTAGCGATTAAGGAATTGACGAGAGTTCTCAAGGTAGCGTGCCCACCGCTGGTGTGGGTTCCATGCTTCCGCGCATCCGGGGATATATCCATGCCGTAGAGTGCTAGCCAGTCGGCGGCATTGGCATGAACTGAACCCTGTGGATTGGTCTTTATCGGTCTGTGGACGAGGCCGTCGCTGGTCAGCAATTAAGGTTACCAGTGGAACGGATTTGTTCGAGCGTGTTCGACGTCTGTGATGGCCTTGCTGTTCGGGGTGGTGTGGGAACTAAGTACTAACCCCGGGGTGGCGTCAGTCACTGCGGATTGGCAGACGAGTTTAACTTCCGGTTTGGTTCCATCGCCTGTGATGATGTCCATCTTCTTAGCCTTCTTGGCGACTATGAAATCTTTGCTGATCCTAGCTGGCGGACCGTCTGTAGGGTCGTCTTGAGCGCATAGCGATGGTACGAACCTTGAACCATAGACTTCTTGAAGTGACATGGGACCTGAGTGACTGGGGTTTGCTTCGCGGTCAGCCTGGAGCTCCTCCAAGCCATTGAGCTCCCTGAGAGCTTCAATCTGACCCTAAGCTGGGACTATTTCTTGCCCTAAGATGTCCTCTTTCAATTGATAGGTCACAATCGTCTTCCTACCTGATGGTTGAAAGATGTCAGTAGACTTTTTCTTTTGAAGTGAGGCGAGATAGACTAGGGATGTCTTTGACCTCGGGACGGGGACGCGAGCGTCCTTGTTGAGCGACAGTGTATAGTCCATTACATACTGTGCTACCGAGGCGTCCTGCTCGTGCGTTTCGGGGAGTTCGGCAGGATCGATCTGGAGGTTCTTGCGAACGAAGTAGTTGATCTACTTCTGGAGAGAGGCTACTGGGTCCAACTTTTATTGGAGCTTTGCTTTCCTGATTTTGTCTTTAGCCTCTGCTTTGAGCTCAGCCTTCTGGCGAGCGAAGTCGACTTTCTGCTTCTCGACTTATCTTCTGAGCTTCTTCATCTTGATTTCAGCGGTGTTTTCGAGGGTTTGTGCTTGACCGCTGTTCTCGATTTGGGTGGACATGATGAATGCCTCTTCGAGTTGGGAAAATGAGAAGTGCTTCTTCTTAGCCTATTTCTTGGGAAGGGCTATGCAGGCGTGCTGCTGATGTAGGATGAGGCATGGAAGAAGTGGTGTTCGCTAGGCGGCTAGGGTTTTCTTTGCTAGGTTGCCGCCGTTCACCATACCAATGGTGGACATGAAATCCTCGTACTACATAACTGAAATTCCGAGGGATTTGCAGACAATTTTGATTGTCTCTAGGCTATGGCCTTGGGTGCCTGGTTCGGCTGCTGCGGCTGCTGCGACGTAGGATTCTTCGCAGGCTTAGGACGACGTTTGAATGGAATAAGCGATGTGGGCTAACGATTTCCAAACGCAGAGGCCGTCGGATGGGGAGACGATGTAGATCTCCGAGTCGGGGGATTCCCATGCACATCCTTTTTCCAGGAGTTCTGAGATTTTAAGGGTGTAGTTGGTCTTTATACCTTGGCTGTCTACTTACATAATCTCGCACTCGCTGGGAAAAAGTCTGGACAGGCAATCCTTGGCCGACTTTGGTGTGTTCTTGGCGTCTTTCCTCCCTGAGTACACTGCTGGATCCAGAAGGCCACGTGTGATGGCATCAGATTTAACTAAGCGTGGCCATTTGTCTGCGTACTTGAAGAAGAATTTGCGGTTGTCACCCATGCGTTCTTGGGCGTCCTCCCACCCATCCCTGACGTCGACTGATTTGGTGCCGTTCTCCTGGGCATTGAGCTGTCCGTTTAGCCTTTTGAAAAATATCTTGAAGCTCTTTTCCAAATTCAGGTCCTTTATGTCGCCAAGGGTGTAATTGCCGCGCTCGTCGCTTTGAAGCGCTCTAAGGTCGCCGTTGATGACCCGATTGTGCTACTGTTTGTTCTCCGTGAACTTATTGCATGCGTCCTCTGCGAATTTCTCTGTCATGAAGTCTTGAATAGCCTGGTGCAATGGCTGTCTATGCTTCATGGGCGCTTCCTCTAGGGATTTGAGGTAGGCGCTCTGGATGGGCGTAAAGTAGCCCTAGAATGCGTTGACATCGCCTGATTCGTTGAAGGGAAGGTGATCAAGGTCGATGCTTTTGAAGATGGCCCTGGGAGTTGGTTAGAGGGCCTGGGACGCGAAGGCTTCCAGTTGTTTGAACATAACTTTGTCAAAGCCTTTCTTTAGACTCGTGGTGTAGAGATTCCACTTCATGAACTATATATCTCGATAGTGCACAAAGCTTCCTTTGTAACCAGTTGTCCAGTCTGCTCCACCATGTATAGTGGTGGTGGTGCCCCTTTTCGCTAGGGGTCTGTAGCCGTGTTGGGTAAGTAGCTCGTCGTATTTCTAGCCTGTTTCGTAGTCTGAATTGGCCTCGTGCCAAGTCATACCCTATGGGTCGATATTTCGACAGACCATTCCATAGAGGAAGAAAACCTCATCATATGCGTTGTGGAGTATGTTATGGTCTTCGGGTTTAGCTACAAGCCAGAATTTTTGGGTCTGGAGGTCATGAATCTCAAGGTTAAACGTGGCGCGCTCGTTTGCGGCGCCGAAAGCAAATATCGTGAAACCTTCTTCTGCAAACTGACTAAGTCGATTCTTAATCTTTTGCAGGGGGACTAACTTATCGTGTGGCCTGGATACTCTGAGGAGTAAGCTCTTGGTGAGCAGCGACTTGGCCTCTTCCGTGAGATACGATTCAAGACCCCTACTGGTCTAGAAAGACACGATGTAGGGAGTCCTGCCGATATACTCTGCGTCGAGGACGACAACGGATCTGGGATCCGGTTTCGTCATCGCGAACGGCGATTCAGTCTCCATAGAAA